AATGCTGTCGCTGCTGTAAGGTACTCGCCACGTCGTAGAACGCTGGGTTAGGGAATCCCACACGTCGCTCATCGGCTTCAACACGTTGAACAATGCGACTGGTGTGCCGATGGTGATGCCGTCCAACGGGATGCGGTACAAGGGCATGTCGTAGGTGGTGCCCCCGTCCAACGGGCTGGTGGTGTTCACGGCGGGGTCGGTGGGCGTGCCCGTGGTGGGCGTGCCCCTGACCACGACCAGTTTCGCGCTCTCAACCGACTGCGAGCCCTTCGCATAGCGGCATACGATCAGGTCGTTGCGTTTCTGACCCTGCGACCCGTTGGTGACGATCAGGTCCTCGGGCGTGCCTTGGCTGACGTGACGGCCCTGCATGACGAGCTCGCCCGTGCCGATGGTCACCTTGTTCGCCGAAACGACCGTGATCTTGAGCTTGTCGTGCACGTTCAGGACATAATCGTCCAAGCCGAGGATGCCGGCGTTCAATCCCGCCGCCTGCTCCGCTGTCGCGTGCGCCTTGCCCGCATGACCGGTGACGAGTTCAGCCATTCCGCTTGCCTCCGTTCTGCATCCAACTGTCGAAGCTGTTATCAAAGTCCTTGAGCTTGTTCACATAGTCCGCGTGATCCTGCTCGCAGAACAGGTAGTCGTGGCCCGTGCCGGTGGAGTCCAACCGGTTGACGTTGTACCACGTCTTGATATCCGGGTCGTCCAAGTCCTTGTACCATTTGTTTCTGCCGCAACGGTCGCATTGCATGACCGTCGCATTGTCGATACGCGCCATAATGGCCCCCTTCCTAATCGGCCTCGTAATCGACGGACAAGACGCCGCCCGAGACCTTGACGATTTTCTTGGTTATCGAAGCGTTGACGGTGATGCCGGTGAGATTATCCCTTGCGGTCACGGTGTCGCCCACGTCGAACACCACGTTCGCGTCATCACGGACGGTGACCTTCACGTCACCCTCGGATTGCAGTTCCTGCAACTTCTCACGTGTCTTCTGATTCAGCTCGGCGGTTTCGGCGTTGCTGTAGTCGTAGACCTGCGTTATCTCGTCCACGCCCTTGAGCGACTGGGATTGGCTGACATTGCCTTTGGCGTCCGCATACCAGTGGACGACGGTTCTCGCGGCCAAATCGCCCTTGCCCAGGCCGATGAGATGGTTCGGTTTGCGCCACGTGCGGGTCGCGTCGAAATCGATAAGGTCGCTGTCAATCGAGTCGCCGTAATGCGCGACAGGCTCAGCCCAGATGTTGACCCGGCCGGACGCATAGGCAAGCCTGAGTTTCAGTCCGTTGGCCTCGCACATCTTCCTCAAACCCGTATAGCAGTCCGTGTAGCGGTCGAACCGGTAGCTTTTGATGGTCTGCGCGCCGGCAGTGGGCGAGTCCACCGCGTCGAACACGCCGTCAAGGCCGACGCGACTGATGAGCGAGCCGATGACCGTGCTGGCCGTGCCGCTCACGGTGAGATAATCCTTGCCCTTATCAGGCTCCAAAATCTTGTTCGCCAACATGCCGTGCCACGTGCGACCGCCGTAGGTGAGGGTGCTGCGGCCGTCCTTCAGCGAGTCCTTCAGGGAGTCCACGACGCCCCCGCATTCGCCGCCGTCGAAATACACGTAGCTACCGGCATCGATGAGCCGGTCCACGGTCAGTTCGAAATCGTTCTCGTCCGCGCCCCACGCGGCGTCGAGCGTGAAGTCCTCAAGGCTGGCTTGGTCCACGTGGCTCGCATCGGTGACGATCAGTTCCGCCATGGTGGCTCGCTTTCCTCCTGATAGACGGTCAAATCGACGCCGAAGCCGCTCCACTGCACGATGGAATCGCCAGCCGGTATCGGCTGGAAGATGTATTCGCCCCCGTTGAGACCGGTTCCGCGCCGGCCCTTGTCGAACACGTTGGTCTCGTCGCCGTTCTCGGCGGTCATGACGATGGTGCGACGGCCTGCAATCGAGGTGACGGTCACGTAGGAGCCCGAGGGTATGTCCATGTCGAGCGCGTACGTGTTGCCGCCCAACGTGAGTTGCGGGTTCGACACCGGTCCGAATATCACCATCTGGAACGGCATGGCAGTGGGCATGGGATTCGAGGCCACCGCATTCCTCGTGGTCGCCAGATAATCATGCGGATAATCATGCGGATAGTCGAGGTCCAGTCCGGGCGTGAGCGCGTCGCTCCAGAAGTGCTGCGATTCCCCGGCCTTACGCCAGATGCCGTCAAGCATGACCACGGTGAGCTTCTGCTGGATTATCACCGGCGTGATGGTCTGCGGCTCCGCCTTGACCACGTAGGCGCGAGTCGTCCAGCCGTCAGCATCAAACATGCCAGGCGTTCCTGCGGCAACGTCGGCATCGAACAGGCGGCGCGTCGAATCCACCTTCTCCGGGCAGCGGACATAGGTTAGGTCAAGCTCGGCCTCGCGCGCCGTACGACTTACTCCGGTCAGACTCCGGTATCCGAGGGTGTACGACCATTCGCGACCGCGCAGCCCATCCGCCGTCTGAGCCCAGATACCGGGCCCTTCCAGTGGGATCGTCTCACCGGTCGAGGCGCATATATAACTAAGCGATCGCATTGCGTATCACCCTTCCGAGTTCACGACCATCCACCTCGATGCCAAGCTTCTCCATAATCAGCGGCATATCCGCGTGCAGCGCGCGCAGCTCCGACAGGAGTTCGCCGAGCAGTTCGCCGGACTGGTTCTGGTATGTGCCGTTCGCAGTGCCTGTGCCGACGCCCGAGCGTGGCGTGTCCATGCCATGCATGAGTTCCATGCTGGCCGGGCTGATCGCGGCGCGGGTGGCGTCCACGAGGCCGGCCCGGCGTTGGAGCATACCCTCGGCCAGACCGTCGATGATGCTTTGGCCGGAGTAGAGGGTCCAGCCGTGGCCGCTGAACGGGCCTTCCTTCGCCGGGGAGTGCGGGAACAGTTTCGAGATGGCCTCCATCGCGTTGGATGCGGCGTCAACGGCGGCGCTGATGCCGTTCCTGATGCCTTGGGCGAGACCGTCCATGATGCTGCGGCCGGATGAGAGGAGCCACGAGCCCGCGTTGGAGAACAGGCTTTGTATGCGTCCGGGCAGGCTCTGCAATGTGCCGGTGATACCTTGCAGGAACTGGTTGCCGGCGTTGCGTGCGCCCGCCCCCATCTGTCCGCCCCATGCCTGCACGCTGCTTATCGCGCCGGTCAGCCATTGCCAGATTCGTCCGGGCAGCGACTGGAGCCATTGGCCAAGCCCGGTCAGGAACTGGCTTCCCGCGTCTCCGGCCTGCGCCATCATCTGGCTTCCCCATGCCTGCACGTTCTGGATGGTTTGAGTCAGCCATGTCCAGATTTGTGACGGCAGCTGCTGTATCCAGTTCGATAGGTTCGTCACGAAGTTCTGTCCGGCTTCCATCGCCTTGGAACCCAGTTGTTGGGCGAACGCGATGGGGAGCATGATGGCGTAGCCGAGCCAGTAGCCGATGGTCTGCGGCAGCTGCTGGAACCATTGGCCGATGTTGGTCAGGAACTGGCTCCCCGCGTCCATGGCCTTCTGCGGCAATGATTGGAACCATTGTCCGATTTCGTCGAGCTTGGCCTTCACCGGTTCCACGAACGTGGCCGTGAAGTCGTTGACGGCGGTGGCTCCGGCGTCGCCGGAGAAGAAGCTGAACAGGCTGCCGGCCATGTCGGCCAGCGAGCCCATCGGGTCGAGCAGGAAGCCGATCACCTGGCCGAGGATGGGGAACTTCTCGTTGAGCCAGTCGATGCCGTCGGCGAGTTTGCCGGCCGCCGACGCGATGCCGTCCAACACTCCGGCGACGGTCTCGACCACATTGGCGACCGCCCCGATGTACGCGGCGAATCCTTTCGCGGCGGCGGCGGCCGTGTCGAGCCCGTCACCCGCCCCTTCGGCGGACTTCTTGCCGCCGTCCAACGCCTTGCCGAGCCGTTTCAATGAGCCGAGGGCGTCGCCGAGCGCGGAGAATATGTGTTCGAGCGCGTCCATCCACGTGTCCAATGCGCCGCTGTCGGAGAGAGTGTCGGTGAATTTTTTCACCCATTCGGCCACGCGTTTGAGCTGGTCGGCCATCTTCTGCACGAGGTCGGCCGCGACCTTGATAACCGCACCCAGCAGTTCCGCGGAGCCCTTGGCCGAGTCGAAGCGGCCGGCCGCTGATTCGGCCATGTCGCCGGCACCACGGAAGGCGTCAGCGACGTCGCCGATAGCGTCGAACAGGCTGCCCAACGCGCCGGCAAGCTGCTGCACGGCCCCGGTGTCTTTCAGTGCGGCGATGAACTTGCTCCACCATTCGACGGTGTCGGCCACCCAGTCCGCGAAGTCGGAGAACACCGTGCCCACGTATTTGAGCACGTCCTCGATGGCGGAGACTATCGCGCCGTCCGGCACGAGGCCCTTGAACGACCCGGCGATGCGGTCTACCGCCTCGGTGACGCGGCTGCGCGCGGATTCGAACGCCGTGGAGATGGTGTCCTTGAACCGGGTTATCGCGCCGGTCTTGTCGAGCTTGTCGTACAGGCCCGTGATCCACTTGCCCGCTTCGGAGAACTTCTTCTTCACGTCCGTGACCATGCCGGCGGCCGCGTCGCCCACCTTGCCGAACTGGGAGCTGAACCTGTTGATCGCGCCGGCGATGTTCTCCACTCCGACGGCATCGATGACCTTCTGCACGGCCTTGGCGACGCGGTTCTTCACGTTCTCCATGGCCGTGCCGATGCCCTGCGTCGCGTCCTTGGCCTGCTGTGCGAACGAGGCGTATTTGCCGAAACCGTTCTGGTTGAGGTCCATGACGGCCTTGTTGAAGTCGTCGAACGAGTATTTGCCGTCCTTCATGGCCTCGTACAGGTCGTTGGCGTTGTGGCCGGCTCCCATCATGGCCTCGGCCACTTGGTTGAGCTGGCCCGGCATGGCGGCCTGAATCGAACGCCATGCCTGCATGTCGACCTTGCCGGCGGAGAGCATCTGCGTGTACTGGGTGAGCGCGTTCTCCTGCTCCATGGTCGAAGCGCCGCCGGCGAGCATGGCGTTGTTGAACGCCAAAGCGATGTCGGTGGCCTCGTCGAGGTTCGAGGTCAGTGGGGCGAGCTGCTGGACCATGCCGGTCATGGCCGAGCTGGTGGTGGGCAGGCCGTCGAGCGCGTTCGTGATCTTCCTGATTGAGGCGGCCGCGTCCTCTGAACTGTACCCGAGGTTTTTCATGACCTTCGGGAAGTTGTTCATCTGGTCGGCGCGGTCGATTGCGCTGCCGAGGCTTGACGTGACCACGGATGCGACCTTGCCGAACACATTGGAGGCGATGCCGGCGACGGCGCCGACCTTGGCGGCGAATCCGACAGACAGTCCCTTGCCGATGCTCTGGCCGGTCTTACTGCCGGTGGTTTTGGATGCGTCTCCGAACGCTTTTTCAATGGCCTTGCCCACGCCTTCCATGGAGGGGACGATGGGCACGTATGCGGTGGCGAGATTATAGGCCATTGTTTCGCCTTCCTCTGTTCGGTTGTCCGGTCTGCGGCCGGTTCTCCACACGGTTCACGGTCGTGAACCGTTGGCTCATGAATCGGTCGAGCTGTTCGACGCTCATGCCCACGGCCTTGATGGTGCGCGTGCGACGGATGGTGTTGCCATCGGGTTCGGGGTTCTCTGGTCCGGCTTCCGTGGCCGGGCCGGTTGCTTCCGGCGTGGCGTGGGGTTGGCCGGGGCGTGGCAGCGGTCGGGGTTGCGGGCCGCGTTTTTTCGGGTCGCCGTTTGCCCAGATCCACTGGTTCATCTGTTCGATGCGCAGCACGGCCAGATACTGGTCGAACGTCCACGCGCGCGGCGTGTCCAACGTCTGCCAGACGAGTGAGCCTGCGGGGAGGTTCGCGGCCAGTGCGGCCGTCTCCGACGGGTCCAGGTCGTGCATGCCGAGCCCGTACTCCCTTCTCATGTCCGCCGCCAACTGGTCGGGGCAGCGGTGGAGAAGGAGCACGAGCGTCATGAGTTTGGGAAAGCCTTACCCATCTCCTCGAACAGCTCGGTCAGGAAGGTGCCCATGGTTTCGCCGTCGATGCGCCCGTCTGCGCCTCGCAATCCGTTCTTGACCTTGTCGTATGAGTCGCCTAACAATCGGCGTAGGAATGGGATGATTTGCAAGGTGTTACCCTTCGGGTCGGCTTGAAGGTCGTAGAGAGATTCCATGAACTCCCAATCGTCCAAAACCTTCGGGTCGATACCGATATCGATTCCACGGACGTTGACACGGCGAACCGTATTCTTGGACTGCTTGTGGTCCTGTGGATGGCTGGCAATCTGGTTGGCGTTTGTGTTGCGGTGGCTTCGGTTGCGTGACATTCTGATTCTCCTTGATAAAAAAAGCGGTTCTCTCCTTGACGGTTAAAAAAGGGTTCCCCTCGCGGCAAGGAGAGAAGAAAGGAATCCGCGAGGGGAAGCGTTGGCTAGTCGAGCCGTTGCGGTCACGGTCAGAGACTCTGGTCTTTTGGGATGCCGATATATTCGATGGAGGTGACACCATCGCCCATGTCGTTCGCGTTCACAGTGAGGTCATAGCCGAGCACGTCGCTCGAATGCATCTGGCGGTCGCCGAATTCGGAACGGGTTGCGGAACCGATGACGGTACGGTCCTTCACGTTGCCGGTTGCAACGATCTCGAACACGAGCGAGACCGGTGTATCGTCGGGCATCTGATGCTTGATGACCATGCTCTTGTCCTTGCCGGTCACCGCGTCGTTGCCGTAGCGCATCTGCGCCGCTGCCTTGCGCAGGAACTCGATGAGCACGAACTGGTAGCTTTCGGAGTAGCTGGAGACGACTTTCATCACGGTCGTACCGTTCGCGTCCTTTACTTCGGCGGTGTCGGTGTCGGTCGTGTTGGTGATGCCGTCCTCCGACAGGTAGCCGATGAGCTGGAAAGCGGGGTCGAGTGCGCTTTCCGAATCGGTGGGCAATGCGGTGCCGACGGGTGCCGCGTACGCGTAGCCGCCGACCTTGAACTTGCCGAACGACACGTTTGTGGAATCGTTCTTCGTTGTTGTTTCATTAGCCATGATTAGGCCCTTTCTGGAAATGATGCTCATTCGTCGGTCTTGACGGTGAGCTGGATGAGTATCTGGTAGCGTGGCCGTCCGTCCGGCATGGGGAAGTCGGTCAGGCCGGTGATATCCCAATCGGCCACCTCGGGCAGTTCAACGATGCGTTTCAACCGTGGCAGCACGAGACGCTGTGCCACGTCCGAAGCCTCCCAGCGTGAAGCGGCCCACACCTGCACAGCGATCAATGGTCTCGACACGAACCGGCCTTCCGAACCTCCCGTGCGTTCCACGGTGACGAACGGGATACGGTTCGTGGCGCTGGATTCGGCGGGAACCTCGAAGCTCGCGGGATAATCCTTGAGTTCGGGTGCCGCGTTGAGCCAGTCCATGACCAGCTTCTCCGCGTTCATCAGCCGCCTCCCAACGCCTTGGCGAGCGTGTCGCGCACGGCGTTATCGATGCGCGCGGCGAGATTATCCGTATGCACGAGCACCGTCGCGCCCTTCTCGTTCGCCCGCGGGCCCTCCGCCGTGTACGACGGCTGCCCCGCGTGAGTCGGCGCGGCCATGGAGTTGGCGCGGGCCGCGATCTTCTGTGCCTCCGACAAGGCGGCGCGAGCGCCCTCGTTGCGCCTGTACGCCTGGAATGCCGAATAATGCAGTTTCACCCGTTTCATGCACTATCCCTCCGCGTCGGTGACTTCGACCGTGAGATTCCATGCAGTCGGCTTCATGCCGCCGCCCAATGGCCTCGGGTCTCCGATCACCTCGTAGTCATGTGAATTGATGCGCACACTCGCCCCGCGCAGACTCCGGTATGCGTAGCTGCGGGGGAAGAGGCAGGTGAATGCAACGGTCACGCCGTCAGGTCGAATCGAGTCGGTGGCGTTGCTCATCGCGCCTGGTGAGACGAGCACGTTGTCCACCGACTCGATATCGACCTTCGTGACTGGCGAGCCGCCGGGGTCGGTCTCGCCGGTCGGCGTGTAGCGCACCACTTTCACGGTCTCGCCCCTCATGACGCCTCCCCGTTTGACAGGTCGATGCTGTAGAAGCGTTGGCCGGTGAGCCTGAGCGCCTTCTTCTGCCCTTTGGACAGGTAGAATTCGCCGCGAGGGTTCGCGAATGTCATGGACTGGGTGAAATTGCCCGCCGTGAGGCTGAGATTGCTGGCACCGGTGGTGTCGAAACCAGCGCCCTCGGTCTGCATGTCGGATGAGATCGCGTCCTTGGCGAGCTCGCAGGCGATGCGTTCAAGCGTCGCCTGCGATATGTTCCGCCAATCCGGGCATTGTTCGCGGAGGAACTGCGAGGCATCGGCCAGACGCTGATCCACATAATCGGGGTCGTCCGGCATCTGCTTCCAGCGTTTGGCCAATTCCAAATGCGTGGCAAATGGGTTTTCTTCCGTTTCATCGACCATGACGGCCTCCTTAATGTCAGAATGCGATGATGCCGAAGCCGCGTGCTGCGGCCAGCAGCATGTCCGCCTGCGCCCGTTCCGCGTCGGTGAGAGGATGCCACCGGGCTTCCAGATCCTCGTGAGGGGCGAACACGGTATTGTCAGTCATCGGACACCACCGTGGCGATGGACTTGTCAGCGACAGTCGCGGTCACCGTCTGGTCTGCGCCCTCCGGCAGGACACGTACCGTCACATTGGTTGTTTCGCCGGCTCGAACGGTGACGGTTTCAGGACTGGTCTCGATGGATTGGGGTGCCGGCGTCACACTTTTGGGGCTGCGATCACGAAGGCGGGGAAGCGCTTCGTCTTGTCGGGCTGCACGTCGTTGATGGGGTTGGCGATTTGGAAGCCGACGCGGAACACGACTCGCATGGCGACGCAATCCTGCTGGGCGAGGTTCAGAATCACCTTGCCGTTATCGTCCGAGATAACCGACTGGTCAAGCATCTTGTAGGTGATGTCCTGACGGATGCCGACCACGAAGTTCGACCAGTCCGCGCCGAGCAGCACGGCCTTGGTGGCATCCCACGCGCCGTTGTCGACCTCGTTGAGATCGAAGCCGTAGAGGGTGGACGGCGCGCCGGAGGCGAGCGAGGGCACGTAGATCGGGGTGCCGTTGGTGTTACGCAGGCCGATAAGCTCCCAGTTCAGGCCCGGCTTGCCGGCGAAGCCGTTCATGGCGAAGCCCTGTTCGGCGAGCTTCTGACCCATGGAGGCCACGTCCTTGGCGAGGTCCTTGCCCTGGGTGAGCGTGTTGCCCGCCGTGATGGCCTGCGGGATGATGCCGTCCGGGAAGCTGGACGGCTTGTCCACGCCGAAAAGGGTCGCCTGGTCCAGCTTGTAGCCGAGCGCGGAAGCCAGACGCGGCATGACCTCCGGCCAGATTGGGATGCCGGAATCCGCGATAACGGCTTCGGGGATGGGCACGATGGCCGCAAGTTCCTCGGCCGTGATGCTCAGGCCCGACCACTTCATCTTCGTGGTCTGTTTCAGGCCGGTATCACCGCCCACCCAGTAGGCGATCGGCTTGGAGTCAAGCACCGGCTGCGTGCGCGTGCGGGTGCTCATGCGAATCTGACGCATACGGGTCAGGGACACACTCGACTTGGGAGCGTCCTGGATAATCTGGGTGGCGTATTCGGTGGGGATGAGTCCGCCGCCGAGGTCGCCGCTGGTGATGATGGAGTTCACGTTGGAAGTCATCGTCATACCTTCTTTCTATGAGGTGGATTATTTGCGTTTCTGCTTGAGGAACTGATCGCGAAGCCAATCGCCGGATGTGTCGGATGGCGCGGGAGGCTGGTTGGATTCGGAGGAGGCGTGCACCTTCGGCTTGGTCTTCTCGGCGATGTAGTCGGCGAGCGCCTTGCCGTTGGCTTGCATTTCTTCGAGGGTGGAGCCGTGGAGCAGTGCGATGGGCACGCCGGTTTCCTTGGAGACCTGCGTCTTCCATTCGTTCTGCTGTTTTTCCGCCTCGTAGGCAGCGTTCTTGGCTTCAAGCTCTTTGATGTGCTTGGCTGTCTTTTCGGCTTCGGACAGTTGGGCCTCCTTGAGCTGTTGCAGTTCGTCGGCGGCTGTCTTGTTGTCCTTGGCGCGTTTCTCCCATTCGCGGGAATGGGCGACGGCCTCCTTGTATTTGGCCTCGTAGTCGATTTCGGGCGGCTTCGCTCCGTTCTCGGTCGATGCCGCCTGCTGGTTACCGTTGGCCTCTTCGGTCATGGTTCCTCCTGTGGTTCGGGCCCGTTTCGGGCATAAAAAACCACCCGTGCGGGTGGTTGGGGAAAATTCAGTGCGAACGGGACGGTCTGGGTACTCCATACCCGTCCTTGTATCGGTCTGGGTAAAGCCGGCGCATCAGGTAGACAAGCGTGTTCGGGTCGTTGGGATTGTCGGGATTGCCTTTTGTGGTGGCCTTTATCATCCGATAGGTGTCGTCGTCCAGGCCGCCGTTCTCGATGAGGCTGCGGGCGTGCATGTATTCCGAGTACATGCGGTCAGGGTCATAACCCTCGATGTGAGCTTGGTCCCTGTCCCATTCGGGCACGATCTGGCAGTCGCAGTCGTCGTGGAACAGTCTGAACGAGCCTTTGACGTATTTCGCGGTCTTCTCGCTGCGGTACACCCAGCCGCGCGAGCAGAGCATCGTGCAGAACGCGCACGTCTTCGCGCCTCTCGGCACGCGCGCGTACCGGGGTTCGGACGGGTCGTGCTCGCACAGGCGTGCGATGGTTTCACGCCCCGAATACATGACCCAACGCATCATCGCGCCGACCAGAAACGCCTGCATGGTCTGCGGGTCGGTCCACAGGTGGCCGGCCTGCCAGCGTATGGTCTTGTCGATGCCGTCGCCGGGAAACGAGTCGGACAGGTCGTACTCCCACGGGTCGGGCACCGATTCGCCACGGACGCGCATATACCATTCATAGGCGGCCTGCGCCGCGAGGTCGCCGTATTTGACGACCAGTTGCGGCACGTAGTCGAGCAGCATGTCACGCTGCCATTCAGGGCTGAGCTGTTGCAGCGTCTCCCACAGTTTCGCCAGATCGCGGCGTGCCAGTTCCACCGCCCGAGCTTGGCTGGCTTGCAGCTGTTCCAGTTGCCGGTTGTCCGTCATCCTTGTTGCCTCCGTTCACGAGGGAGTCAAGCACGCTGCGGGTCTCGGCCTTGCGCTTGTCGACCAACAGGCGTGTGATATCGGAATCCGTGTAGCCGAGCTTCTCCAACACCACGTCGGAGTTGGCGAGCCATGGAATGGCCGTCACCTGCTTCACGATGGCATCGGAGAGCGCGGCCTGCGATGGGCGTTCGGGGTCACGCCAGTTGACCTGCAACCGATTGAGCTCGTCGCTGTCCTCGCTGGTGCCGTTGAGGATGGCGATGTCCCTCGCGGCCTTGCGTAGTTGCACGCCGATGGCGCGGCAGGCGTTCTTCGCCTCGATGACAAGTTCGCTTTCCGCCGCCATGATCGCTTCCGAAGAAGAAGGGCCGGAATCCGTCATCACGCCGAACTGGCTGAGCGGCACGCCGGTCGCGCCGCTCATGCGTGCCGCGAGGGCGCGAAGCATGTCGGTGTGCGGCTGCATGGTCATCTGCGTGAACTGGCCGATGACGGGCGCTTGGCCGTCCTCGTTGAGGCTGATGTTGAGCATCTTCGAGATGGTGGCTTCCCAGCCGGTCAGCTTCCTGCCGTTCTTGTCCTCGGGCGGCTCGTCCGCGCCGATGAGGTAACGTTGCGGGCTCGAATAGAATTCGGCGCTTACCTCCATGCGCAGCATGGTGCGCACCGCCGTGTCGGTGATGCTCATGACCTCACGGCTGATGCGCGAGCGGCCAAAGGGGCGGTTCAGGTCCTGATGGTAGGGGATCAGGTACACAGGCACATGATCCATGTACGTGTTACATGGAGCGTCCGCATGATAGCGGCCTGATTGCGTGCGGCGTATACGAATCGTGTAGCCGGGCATGTAGAGCATGAGCTCGGAAGGCACGATGGTGTTCGCCTGCGCGTACTGTGAGCGGTCGATATCGGTTATCGACAACGCCGCCGACAGGCCGCGACGGGCGTAATCCCACAGGCCGGTCTCATAGAGCGCGCTACGGAACGACACGGACACCTTCGAGCGCAGACCATCCTCGGGTTCCGCGCTGCGCACGTTCAGGAACGAGCATGAGTGAATGAGCGCGCTGCGGATGGCCTGCGGCAATTCCACGTCGAAGTCGTTGTCTGAAAGAATCGAATCCAAACCCAACGGATCGCGGCTGTCGTCGCCGACTCCGACGAAACCATCGAACACGATGCGGTCGGCCAAAGCGTCCACCGATTTCTGCGGCCAGCCCACGACCTCGCTTATCCCCGCCATGCTGTCCGGCACGGCGATGGACAGATTCTTAAGCTCGTTGCGCCCGTCGTAGTATTTGGTGCGCAAAAGGTTACGTTCGAGCTTCTGGGACCATTGACGTATCATCAAATCCCACGGTTCTCGGCACTCGTCGGGCAGATTATCGACCTGCACGTTTTCAAGACTGGGAATCTGCATCAGAATGCCACCGCCTTCGCTCTTCTTCCCGGATGACGTTTGGAAGTCTTGACGTTCCAATACGCGAGAGCCACCGCTTCCACGGGACTCACGTCGATGTTCTCCATGGACGGCTCGTAGCCGAACCCGTCGCCGATTTTCCTGTGCTTCGCATGACCCACCGCCTCGTCAAGCAGAGGCTGGCCGAAATGGGTAAGCCCATGGTCGTTCACGGCCTGTTCGAGCATCGAACAAGCGTCCGCCACGTCGGAAGGGCGCGGAACCACGATCACTCTTTTCGACACGCCCTTGTCGATGAGGCTGTTGACCAGGGTGGGGGCTCCCACGCGCCCGTCGATGATGATGCCGATGGCGTTGCGCCATCGTTCCGCACCGTTCTTCTCGGCGGTCAGCCAGTCGGCCAGCCAGCCGGTGCCGCCGCGCATGCTGCGCGAGGCGATGACCTCCACGTGCGGCAATTCACTCGACTTGCGGGGCGGGCGCACGCACGCCACGAGGGTGACGTTCGCGCCGTCCGCGCTGAACTTGACCGCATACGAGTTGTAGCCATCCATGCAGGGCTTGTCGGTCTTGCACTTGGCCCACTCGTCAACATCGATATCGGACAGCGCGCCGGCCTGATCGTTCCACCAGCCGAGACGTTCGCGGGCGAAACCGTCCGGCGTCATCTTCTCCGACTCGGAAACGACCACGCTTTTCAACAGGCGGGTGCCGAGCGATGGATTGTATTGGTACCAGCGTTGCTGGTCGTGCACGTCGCCGATCTCGGTCGCCGCCCATTCGAACCAGCACAGGTTCTTCGGCGGCTTGTCGCGATGCGCGTTGCGGCGCATGCGTGCGAACACCGTGCCCGGCGAAGTCGGCGGGGTCGGCGTGCCCGTGTAGATGGTCAACGGATTGCCCGAGGGTGCCGACGAGATGGCGGGCTGTATGGCCTCCATCTGCTCGTCGGTCAGCTCCTGCGCCTCGTCGCACACCAGCACGTCCACCGTGAAGCCACGGCCCGAACTCTTCGAACGGGCGATGAACTCAATGCTGCCACCGTTCTTCAACACGATGGCCTCCTGACCGTTCGTGGCCCGGATATAGGTGACCAGTTCCGACAGTTCGGGGAACTTGCGCGCGTTCTCGAAGTAGTATTTCATGCGCAGGAAATGCTTGCGGCAGGTCTTCACCTCATGCGCCGTATGCAGGATCTTCATGCCGAGGATCGCGGCAAGGTACAGCTCCGTGAACTCGAGAATCGCGTTCTTGCCGTTCTGGCGCGGCACCGCGCACCCGCAATCCGACGCCGCCCATTGCAGCTTCGAATCCGTGGCGAGCCACCCCTCGAGCACGATGCGCTGCCACTTGTCCGGCTTCATATCGTAGCCGGCGGCGAGCGCGCACGCCTCGCCTCCCTCGGACTGCGCGTGCTTGGGAACCAGAGCGAAGCTAGGTTCCTGTACGCCTCTTCGTCTTGCCACCCTCGATCACCCTCAGCTTCCGTCGTTCGGCTATCTCGTCGAGCGGCGTATGCCGCTCCTGCTTCTGGGCTTTCGCCGGCATGATCTGGCTGCGTGCGGCTGGTGTGATGCCGTAATCCTGCAGCAGCTTGTTCAGTATGGGCACGCTGGCGAAATTGCCGGAACCCCAGATGTCCGCGTGGATCAGTGCGGCGTTCATGAGGTTGTCCCAGTCGGCCTCCGTCCACGAGTCCGCTCCGGGGGTGGAAGCCAAATGCTCCCACCATCGCACGGTCGCCTCCGGCCACTCGATGCCGTCAGGCAACTGTGGCTGCGTTATCGTGGTCTTGGCCAACTGGATCACCTCGAATCAATGTCTAGGAGCCGCTGGAGCGGCTAGCGCGAGCGGAACCGGCGGCACGAGAGAAATCAAACTCGCCCTGCACGTATCTCGGACGCATGACAACCACCTCCATCGGGAAATCAGGAGCCAGATGAACGGGACGCCACTTTCCCCCGAGCGAGTCGCTTGCCGGTTTTCCAGTCAATACCTCGCTTGGCGAGAATACGACGCGCGACCCTTACGGCTTCATTATCGGAATTACCCTGCGCCGTTTTCAATGCTTTTTCAACGGAAGAGGGAGGACGTACCGCGCCGGATTGAACCCGAGAACGGTATTCCGCACGTGCGGATTCTCTCTGCGTATGGTAATCAGATGACGCGCGTTGAGCGGCTTTTTGGAATGCCTTCGCTCCGCGGCTGGTGCGAATCTGCCGGTTCGAGCGCATCTTGTCGTCCGCAAAACCGCTTATCGGACTCGACAAGCCACGCTCGGCCAAGAATTCAGATTCAGATTGAACCTTTGTGTGTCGTGCCACGAGATTCTCCAATCACAAGAGACAACAAGATCAGGAGCCGGAGGAACGCGAGCCCCCGCGAGAAAAAGCGCTGCGGATACGACCGGCAACGTTACGCACCGCATTGCCGGCACGCTGGAACAGGTTTCGCATAATCCACCTCCCTCCAAGCACGAAAATCGGACAGGAAAAAATCAGGAGCCGGAAGAGCGGGAAGCGGTTCTGCTGTTGGCCCGTTTCATCGATAGGATTTTCTTCGCCCACGGTTTTCCCGCTTTTGCTGCGCGCTCAAGAGTTGGATCGTGGATGGCCCCGGATTCGACCAATTTGCGGTAATCGGCGAGTGCTTTTCTTTGACGTCGGGATTGTTCCTCGTCCTTAAGTGGATACTGAAAGTTACCTCTTCGGTCAATGGTGAAATCTGGAGTGACCTTGATACCGCGTTCGGCGGCGTATTCACTGAAGGTCTGGGATTTACGCGCCATGAAAGTCTCTCTTCAATGGAAAAGCCGCCCCATAGGGACGGCTTGAACGAAAATATTGTTACCGGTTCACGATCCGCTCGATCGCGACGCGGAACGGGACGCACTCACACGCAGGGCGGATACACCGCCACCGGATGAACCGGGAGAGCGACGCCCATACCCCGTATAGCGGATATCGTTGGTGCTCGCATAACGGACTCGCCTCATAACTCACCTCCCAGCTTCCGAGCTACGGCCATACCATCGAGGTATTTATCTCCGAGTTTGCGAAGACCATACTCGGCAAGGAAAGAATCCTTGTCGTCTCGCAACGGGAACGCGATGGCGAACCAGTGTTCGGAATCGGTCGGCTCCACGAGCTTCCTGGGACTGCAAGCCGAAACCAGCGCCCTGTGCAGGGCGGCGAACTCGGCGAGACAATCCTTCTCCAGATCATCGGAGTACTTGACATCGGCGAGCGGGTCAGGCGTCTTCTCCGCGAACCCGAGACCACCACCGAAGCCGACGCCGGCACCGAACGCCACGGCGGACGACTTGGCCGGCTTGTACGGGGCGAGTAGCTTCTCGATATCACGGTACGCATAGATCCGGTGGTTTTCGCCGAAGCCAAACCGTTCACGCCACCGCGCCATCTCGGCGGGGGAGGGGAAACACAGGCACAACCAGAATTCGGTGTCGGTCGCATCCACGAACCGCTTGCGCTCCGCACGGGCACGCTCGCGGTATTCCTTCGCGTTCTCGTCCAGATTCTCCGGCACCGGCTTCACACGCTTGCCCTTGGGTTTTCTCTTCGAAAAGTCGAATCGGAAATCACCTGACATGATCCACCTCCAACAAGGGGAACCATTCAAGCAGCGTCGCGTAATCGTCCGGTGCCTTGTCCTTGAGCACCTTGGTGAAACGCTTGTCGATGCCGTCGAACGAACGCCCGAACCACGCATAATCACACGGCAGCTCGATATGATGCCCGCGAATGCAGTCCAATACCTCGCCCTTGAGCCAATCCCCGATAGGACTGACCTTCTTGAGATTGCGCCGCCAGTACCCGTACTGGACGAACGCGCCACGACGCTGAATCGAATCGGCGGCGCGCACGCCATCCGCGCACCACGTGCTCTTATCCAAGCCCACGTCGGCGCGAATGGAATCCCACATCTGCTCATACGACGGCTCAGGCAACCGCGCCGCCTCGATATAGCGCAACCGTTCGGGAGCCTGGAACACCGCATTGTTCAACCACCGGTACAGCGACGGGTGCGGATACCTTTTGATTCTGGTCTGGAACTTCTGCTCGAAATAATCCAGCTCCTCGTCCACGAACCTCAAACCGGGCACATAGTAGAGGTACGCGGGAACGACCTCGATACCCATGTCCCGCATCGCCAGCCACGCGGCGATAGAATCCTTGCCGCACGAAAACGCCAACAGCACGGGCTTGCCTTCGGCGACGAGCTTCTCACGCACCGCGAGACTCGTGCCCTGATTGCGAATAACCGTGGTCACTTCGGCCACCTCCTCCCCGTCATGCGAATAAACCGCGAACGCGAATAAAACTCGACACCGGCACGCCGGAAACTCGACTCCGACGACTCCACGAACACATGCAACCCATGTCCACTGGACGAAACCTCCGCATAGATCGCATCCGGCAACAGCTCCAACGCCTTCGCGGGCGGACTGGTCAAATCAACATGGTCGAAATCCCAGCACGCAAGCCCATCGCCGAGCATGATGCCATAGCCGTCGCCGGCCTTCGAGCGCATGACCTCCGGGTATGACGCCCAGGTATCGGGATCAGTCGAACTGGCTGGTGACCCATCGCACATAATCGGGCGCTTGCCATCGGCGCGCACCCAACGGCGCAATGCCTTGAGTTCCTGCGGTATCTGATGTTTGCGGCTCCACGCCTTGCGGCATCTGTCCGAGCAAAACAGTCTCGGACGCCTAGGGTTCGGTGTGGATTGAAAGAAATGGCCGCAATTCCTACATTGGTTGACCATAGCTATAACTATAGCATATATTCCAATGGGTTGCAACCATAATTTCGTGACATATCAAAACTGCGGAGAATCAAACGTAACAGCCTCGAAAACAAGCGAGGCAAAAGTGTCAAACCAGCTCCGAAACGGCTCGCACGGGCGCTCGCAGGCACCCCAACGGCCAAACGTACGATACTCCACGCGGATTGCGGGGGGACGGCGGCGCTAGGACCTGTGGGGAGCCTTGCATGGGAGGGGGAGGGTATGGCCCCCGGTTACCATTGGCGGCTGATTGGGATGGTGTTTTGTGGTTGTTTTTTTGTGTTTTGGTGGCCTGTGGTGTTGGCGATTATTTTGTTGCTTTTTCTTTGGTTGCAGATTCTGTGTGTGAGTTGTGTGTTGTCATAGCTGGTTGGTGATCCGCCTCGGCTGTATGGGATGATCTCATCGAGTTCGCAGCTGAGTGGGTGTGGTGTTTTGAGTGTGAGGTCGATGGGTTTGCCGCACAGCGGGCAGATCGGTATTGGTCCTTCGGCTGCGATGTGTCTGGCCTTGCATTTGCGGCGGGCTGCTCCATTTTGGTATCGGCCTGAGCCTGCCTTGTTGCTCATGTTCCCATCCTGTGTGTTTGGTGGCTTGGGCGAGATTCGAATTCGCGATCCAGTGGCAGTGTTTACTGGATGTCACGCTATCCCAGCGTGACCGGTTAGTCCTCTACCGTACGCAAGCCGTGGCGGGCTGACTGGCACCGGCGCTTTGGACGCTGCCGGCGGAGTACTCTCAGCCCATGAGATACGGAGGATATGAGTAAAGCCCCTGAGATGTATGTCCCAGAGGCTTTCACACTTATCCTGATACGGAGTATACCACGGGGTGGATTCACCCTACTCCTGTCTGTGTTTTGTTTTTTCAGGCGGCTTGGATGGTGAGGCGTCCGCCGAGGGCGTGGATTACCTTGGCGATGGTCTGGAAGCTGGGGTTTCCGTCCTTGCTGAGGCTTTTGTAGAGGCTTTCGCGCCCCACGCCCGCGTCCTTGGCGATCTGGGTCATGCCTCGAGCCTTGGCGACGTTGCCGAGTGCGGCCTGCATGAGTGCGGGGTCGTCGTATTCGGCTATGGCGTTGAGGTAGGCGATGATGTCCTGTTCGTTTTCGAGGTATTCGCTGGTGTCGTAGTCGGTGATTTCGGTGCTCATTGCTGCTCCTTGTAGTCGTCGAGTATGGCGTGGGCTTGTTTGATGTCGGTCTGCTGGGTGCTTTTGTCGCCGCCTGCGAGCAGCAGCATGAGCACGTTGCCGCGCGTGGTGAAGTAGACGCGGTATCCGGCTCCGATGTGGAACCGCATCTCGCTGACCGGGCCTCCCACGGGTTTGATGTCGCCGAACGGCCTGCCGGCGAGCTTGCAGGCGTCGAGCCGGGCTTGGATGGCGGCTTTCGCCTCGCGGTTCCTGAGTTTCTTGAACCACTTGCGGTATTCGGCGGTTTGCTTGATTTCCATACCCTTATTGTATCTCACAGGCTACACTATGTCAAGCCGGGCGGCCGCTGGAACCCATCGCCAACGCCAGAATCTCCCGTATGTTGAACTCCCAGTAGCCGTCATCGACCGGCTTGCTGCTGGGCAGCTTGCCGCGGTTGAGCCAGTTGCTGATCTGCTTGCGGCTGACCTCGTACCCGTAGTTGTCCTTGAGCCACTGGCTCATGCCCGCAGGGGTCTTGGTCAGGTGGATTGCCTCGGCCTTGTCTCGGCTCCGCTCGCGCAGCTCCGCCACGTTGATGGGGTTGCCGCATTTGCACAGTAGCAGCGATTCGCCCTTCGCGGCCATGACCTCGTGTCCGCATTCGGGGCAGACGCCGATTATCCGGCGCGTGCGTGGCCTGCGGTCCACGAGCGGTTCGATGCGCTCGCAGGTGTGGATGAGCCATGTCAGCCAATGTCCCGAACGGCTGGCGCGGCATAGGTCGGGCAGTCGTCGTGGCGAGTCCCTGAGCAGGGTCTGCCATCTCGGACGGCTTTCCACGCCGGTTTCGTTCCACATGTCCTGCAAGCCGTCCTCGATCTGGTCGAGCATGTCCTGCGCGTGGAGGTTGATGGGCGCGGGCGCCGCGCCTCCTTGCGGTTTGCCGCCCGCTCCGGGTTCTCCGAGCTTGTAGGCGTGACGGGACACCTGTTGCAGGAGCATCATGTCATGGCGGAGCCGGTGGAGTGTTTTCGCGTACTGGCGGCGGCAGTTCCGGCAGAGCGTCCACGGTGCCTCGACCTGCTGGTTGCCGCAGTATTGGCATGGTTCGGTGGTGATGAACATTATGTTGAAACCCTCCACGTTCCGGCTATCATGGTGCTTGGTGAGCGTGCCCTCCATCTTTTCGGTGGAGGGTTTCGTTTTTTTACGCTGAATTCAGTGTTTTTGCGCTGAATTCAAATCAATGGTTCGATGAATTCGGGCGTGAAATCATCCTTGTGGGGTGCGGGCGTTTCAGGATGGGCGATGATGTACAGCACCTCATCCAATGGCACGCCGAGCAGTTTCGCCGTGTATTCGGGCGTGGCCGCTTTGCTCCGATGCCATTTGAGTATTTCCTCGCGTTTGAGACTGCTTACGCTCATGATTCCTCCTTGAGCGTGGCGACATATGCGATGGCCTTGCGTTCACGATTCGCATACTTCTCGCATTTGCGCTTGAGACGTTTGAGGCTCATGGCGTACAGGGACTCTCTGAAGTCGCCGTCCTCGTAGATTCTGGCTCGATAACGGCCGCAGGTGCCTTCCGCGCTGATTCGCGCGGTCAAATGGTCCGTAAGCTGAATCTCGTTCATGCGTTTTCCCCTTTCTCGAACGTCTCGATCATTTCCATCAACGCGGCCTGATACGACTCATGCCATTTGGTGCGGTAATGCATTCGGTCAACGCATTTGAACCGATAGCGTTTCTCCTCGGAGCCTTTCACGGTTCCTGTAGCGGCCTTTAGGTGTCTGCCACATTGGGGGCAGTAGAAGCTTTCGCCGTTGAGAATGAAATCGGAGTCCCGCACGTCGCCTTTGCCGACTATCCGGTAGAGGTCATCAAGCCAACTCATCGTCCACCTCCATTTGTTTGTCAAGCCATTTGTTGAGCAGGACGCGGGCCGCATCGCGTCGGGCTTTGGCACGTCGGGATTGGTATCCGTTCCGACGTCGGACGCATTCGGCGCAGGCCCGCCGCGTCTCATCGAAGAACACGTTGCGCCGCGGGTCCCAGCGCTTGATGTCCACCGATGAGCTATCGCCGTGCAACGGTTTACGACACAAGTAGCAGTCACTCATTGTCCGCCTCCCATTTCCTTCTCTCGCGCCATGATCTCCACGTCGTCGGCGAGCATCCTCAGCACGCCGGCGAGCGTGCCATACGATTCGGCGGTCGGATACACCGTCTTGCTGACATACACGTCCCACCTGTCGGAACCTTGATGGTTGTCGGCCTTGAGGATAATGAGCGGGTCGGCGTCGATGAAACGACCGTCCTTCATGCCCCGCACTTTGAGCATCAGACGTATCGAATCCGCCTGCTCGCTCGTGTTGCCCAGAATATTCAGAGTGCTCATCGTCCGCCTCCCAGAATCTTGTAGAGCAACGTGAAGCATTTATCACCGTTGCAGACGCGGTTCCATAAGGCGATGCTGCGCTGCAACTGACGTGGGGCTGGCTTCCGCGAGCAACCTCCATCGAAGCTGAGCCCGCAGGCAGTGCAGCGGAATATCACGATGAAGAACGTGTATTCAGACCAGCTCTGCACGCCGTCCCGCTCCCATTTCGCCTTGACCTTGCCCCCGCACTTGGGACACGGGCTAATCCTGTGAAAACGCATATCAGTCCATCCTTTCGTCCAACCATTCGATGTCCTCCCAGATCGAGGGCATGACCTGATCGAGAGCGCCCCTACTGCTCAACGCCCATACAGCGCCGTAGTTGGTGCGCTCACGTGCCGCCGTGACATAGCCCTTGTCCGGGTAGACGTGGGATTCCGCAATCCAGTGGAACGGGAGCATCCCCTTACGTAAAATCAAAGTGAAACGACTGTGCTCAACCTTGATGAAGCTCCTCATGTCGCTCATTCCTCCGTTGCCTCCATCGGGTAATTGATGTCCACAAGCAACTGTGTGTAATAGCTGAGCGCCTTCACGAGTTTGAACGGTTTCTGCGTCTCCGGGCCTCTGAACGGTGGCTCGTACTCCCACCATTCGCTGCCGTCGTATTCCTCGCGGCGCAGGAACCCGCCATCAGTGAACACCACGACCAGATCGGCGGCTATCTCCTGACTGCCGTATCCGTCGTCGTAATCGATGTCGAGCACCTTTTCGGCCTGACTCCACGGAATTCCCAGCTCCCCGTCGCGGGAGCCGACGAATCGAACGTCATCGGTCGAATGCTTGCTTCGTGAGATCGCACTCTTGGTTTCACCTAAAAGATTCATTCTTCCGTTGCCTTTCCTTGCATTGCCTTGACTGCGAGTCGCATGGCGTCGTAGTATTCGGCCCTCAACGCGCAGTCAGAATCCCATTGAGGGTAAGAGTCGGGCTTCAACGCCTCGTAGAACGCTTTCGCCCCGGCTACGATTTCCTCGTTCGTGGGCCGGCGCGTGGCTCCGGCGATAAAACCGGCCTCGTATTCCTTGCCCTTGGTCGTGCCACGTATTTCCTCGAGGGATAGACGGACAACTCGTTGGAGGACAGCCCACTTCGCCTCACTGCTGATGATGCTCACAGTCGACCTCGTTCCTGATTGCGAACAAGGCAATCATCCATAGACTGAGCAAGTTCCTCGTCGGTGATGTCGAACGCGGTGATCAGGTTGCCGACCGTCTGCAACACGTCGGCGAGCTCGCCGAGCATGGCTTGGCGGCGCTGGTCGCGCACGTAACCTATCCATCCGGCTTTCGCCTTGTCCCGGTCATCGCCGAGCTCGCCGCCCACGTTCACCCCGAAGCAGGCGAGGCAATTCGCATGATCATCGAACTCCCGGCCAATGCCGCTCGGGTCTGTCGGGTCGCTGGCTTTCAGGTATTGTTTCCCGGCCTCCACCATCTCCGCCGCCTCCTCAAGCGTCTTCAACAACAGCCACTTGTCGGGCGTGAGACGGCCGAAAGATTCAACCGAGGGCAATTTCACGATACGATTGCTCACGCTTCCACCGCCTTTGCCGGGCGGAATGGGGCATGTTGAACCAGTTGGGAGACTAAGAAAATCTCCCGCTGGAGTCCCCATTCGTCAGCGTCGTCATAGACAGGAACCGCTTGATGATCGCAAACTTGCCAGATCGCATCATCCTTGTCTAGCCACAACCCGTCATGGTTGGGCAGCTTCGGCTTCCGACGCAATGCGTAGGCGAAGTTTGAATTAAACATCCAATCGTGGAAGTCGGGAATCTCTGCCTGTACCATGACTGCAAGGGTGCAGTCTGTTTCGTCATCATCATCGACATCGACAACGGAGAATCTATTGCCGTTCGTCGCGACGAAAATATCGCCCGTGCAAACATCGTGAATGTCATCGATACGCTCGTACTCGGGGTCATCCACCAATTCGATAGACTCGATGTCGGCTTCCGGGACGAACAGGTCATCGCCCATTCCTAGGGTGAGAACGTAAGCGCTCTTAATATCGCCGTTTTTGTCAGCTACGCCGGTTGCTACGTCCCCGTTCTTGAACGTGACCTTGATATGTAGTCCGGCCATCTCCTTGCAGGTCTTGCCTTCCCAGAATGGTTTCTCACTGCTCATTGTTTTTCTCCTTCTTTTCGTTCGCTTCGAGCGCGTCCAACAGATCGCATTCGGCGAACATGAGATGCGCCTGGGCGCGGGTCATTGATTTCAACGTCTGCGCGCCGGCCATCCAGCCAAGAGAGCTCACCTTCGTCTCGAGCAGGTGGGTCTGCGTCGCGAGATCACGCAATCGACCATCAAGCAGCATGGTCATCGGTTTCCTCCTTGTTGAGTCGTGTTTCGATTTCGATGCACAAGTCGAGCGCCGCCGTGAAACCGGCCTGATAGGCGTATAGCGCGGTCTCCGGCCGGCTCATGCCGCCAATCTCCGTGGCCTCCAACAGCCACGCCATCGCACGCTCCTGCGGGGTCGGGAACTTTTCGGCCATCACGCGCCCCTCAGAATCGAGCCGAGTGAGGCAGCACCCAGCTTCTGGGCACCTGCGAACCGTCTGGCCGTGGAACGTGACTTCGGCTGCGCGGCGGGCAGTTCGAGTGGGTTGCGCATGGTCAACGCCTGCTGCTGCGCCTGCTCCGGGCCGTTGCCGAGCATCCGCTGGCGGCGGTACATCCACGCCTCGTCCGCGGATAGGCCCCGCGCCTCGCATTCGCGCGCTATCTGCGCCTCAGAGGGCTTCGACTCGTTGCGCATCCTGCGCACGATGGCGTTCACATCGCCGGAACCGCACCAGCAACCCGTGCTGTTGTCCGCGTAGAAGCGCTTCACCGCCTCCAACGCCTCTCCCAGCGTCATGTCCGCGCGAAGCTCCTCGTGGAACGTGCGCGCCTCCAGGTCGGTGATGGCCGCGTTGCCGTGGTGGACGCGAATCTTCGCCAAGACGAGCGTGCTTTCCTTGAGCGTCAGCATGTCAGTACTCCTTCCCGTGATTGGTTTTCGGCGGCTTCCTCGGCCGCGTAGTGGGCTATCAGTGCCGCGTTCGCGTCCTGGTTGGCCTGCGAACGGTTCCACGCCGATGGCGAGGGGCGTGCGGTCGGCTCGGGTTTGGCCGGCAGCGGGTCATCGTCCCAGTGTTCGCCGTCCAGCCAGTTCGCCGGGGTGAGCGTGTAGCCGGGTTCCCGGTTCGGGTCGGCGGCGTACCTCGACGCCTTGGCGATCAGGAACGTGTTGTTGGTTTTCCTCCGCGCCTTCCGCCAAGCCTCGAAGGCCTTGCGTTTGCCGGTCTTGCGTGGATAGGTCTGCCAGAACTGCTCGAACTCGATGGGATAATCCTCGTCGGCGCTCTCTGCGGCCCCCTCGGCTTGCGAGGGGGTTTGGGGGAGAGAGAATTCTTCGTTAGAAGAATTCTTTTGGTTATTGGTTATTGGTTCTTGGTTCTTGGTTAAAGAGTCCCAGCGTGACTCGGGTGTGACATTCGAATTGTCACGGCGTGACTCGGGTGTGACATTCGAATTGTCACGGCGTGACTCGGGTGTGACATCGGCTTCGGAACGCTGCTTGCGCTTGCGGTTGCGAGCACCCTCCGCCCTCGTCTCCACCTGTTCGCGGCTGGACTGATGGGAAAGATAATCGTGGATGCGGTAGGAGCCGTCGTCCGAACGTTCGAACATGCCGACCTTGATCAGCGCTTCGATGTCCTCTTCGGTCGCGTTGAGCTGGTAGATCACGTCGTCCTCGCTCATCACGCCGTCGTTGAGCACGTCGGAACAGAAGGAAATGGCCATGCAGTACACTCCAAGTGCGCTCGGACGCATACGCTGTAGCTTCAGCACTTTCGTGTTCGAGTGGAAACCGTTACTGAGCTTCCCGTAACCCTGTCTGGCCATCGTCAGCCTCCTTTCGCTTGCCTCTCCGGTATTCGTCTATCAACGCCAGTCGTTCGGGGCTGGCGGCGATTATCTCGCTGAGCTTCAGCCCCTCACTGTTGGTCTCGGATTTGCGCCGGTAGCCGCCACGCGCATCGGTGCGACGGCTACCACCTATGAATGCGTGCGAGCTAGTCTTCGCCATCATCCGGCCTCGACTCGGGGCCCAACGGCAGACCGTCATTCAGCAATAGTGCGAACCGTTCGAGCGGGAGCCAGACGAGCGTCGGGTTGGAGGGCACCGGCTTCGCCTCGCGGCGCAGACGGTTAGCGAGCTCGCGGCGCCCATCCAAGCCGGACAACGCGTGCCCCATGTGCGCGGAGAGGAACCGTTCGAGCGTCTCCACGTCGAACACGGCCATCTGATGGGCCATGCCCTTGAGGCTTTTCACGCCCACGCCCTTGCGATGCTGGACGAGCACCCCGTAGGGAGTGTCCATGTTCGCCATCTCCACCAGCAGTTCGCGCCAGTGTTTGCGGTAGTTCGGCTGTTTCGTGTCCTTGCATTCCACGCACACCGGCTCGCCACAGAACCGGACGCCGATCAGATCGCCCTGGTCGGCGTTGCCATGCAACGGCATACGGTCGATGCGCGTGTCCTGCAACGCCCACGCAAGGTAACGCACCGTCCACGTCTCAAGGCTCGTGCCCTTTTTCTTGGCGGGGTTAACCATTCTGCTCACCGTCCTCGTGTGCGGCTTCGATGGCGATGGTCTCGAAGTTCGGCTGCTCGGTGGGGAACATGCTTTTGAGCGTGTCCATCGTCTCCGCGATGGAGAACTCGGAACTGCATGAGATGTGGTCGCCCATCGTGTACTCGAAACGCTGGCCGCAGACACGGCACCAGCGCGGCAACGGGTTCCGTTTCAGCAGCTGCTGCGTCTCCCTCAGGTCGGTGGTGCCTTCCTGAGCCCATACGGGTTTCTTGCAGCGCGGGCACAGCGACCAGGGGGGGCGTTTCACGACCGGTTTGGCCGGCGCGAACAGCTTCTTCATGGCCTTCTCCGTGGAACCGAACACCAAGGGCCACGAGTCCATGATCTGCTGATATCGTTCCTCCGGCCGGTCCTCGAAATCATCACGGAACCGGTTGAATTCCTCGATGCTGTGGAAGATATGGCTCGAGGCGAGCCACAGCAGGGTCACGGCCACGTAGTCGGGGTAATAGCGGTTAGGTTGCACGCTGACGCGCACGGTGGTGTCGTAGGAGAGTCCCGCCTCCGCGTCCAACGCGCTGTAGGACACCTCCATCGAGTGTGCGAGCGTAATCAATTGGTCTTTTTCAGCGTTCAATGTGATACTCCTCTTCGGCTTCCTCTTCGCATTCCGGGCATGGAATCGGCCGTGCCGGGTACAGCGGGCACCCGTGCCTCTCGCAGACCGGTTCCACGTCCGGCGGCGTCTCATCGTGATACAAATGCAGCATCAGAAGCTCGGATCACTGGACCATGGGTCGGAGGCCGGAGGCTGCGCCTGCCCCTGCGGCTGCTGCGTGTAACCGGCCTGCGTGCCGTAACCCTGCTGTCCGCCGTTCTTCTGTCGAACGTTGGTGATGGCGACGGCGCTGGCGTTGACGTTGCAGCTTGCGGTAGCCTCGCCCTTCTTGTTCGTGTAGGCGTCGAGGCCGCTGATTTCGCCCACGATGGTCACGTCCACGAACTGGTCCTGATTCTGACGCAGCTGGGCGATCTGGTCGAACACGGGGTTGAGGTTCGCGTAGCCAGCAGGCCACACCGAGTAGTACTGTTCCGGCTGGCTGCCCCAGTTGCCGTTACGGTCACGGTAGCCCGGCGACACAGAGACGCGCAGGAACCGTTTACCGTTCTTCGTCTCCTGCACGCCCCACGCCGTGCCCTGGATGATGATGCTCGTCCTGCCCGCCATGGTCACTCGCCTTCCTTCACGCTGGCCTTCAACTGGCCCAGCACCTTGTCAAGCTCAGCCTCCGACAGTTCGTCGCTGGCTTTCACCTCACGGTTCAGAATCTTCGAGATGGTTTCGCACGCCTCCGCGTCCGAAGCCACGCCCAACGCCTGGAAGCGGCGAATCATCTCCGCACGCTTCACATCCACCGGGGAAGGCTCCGCCTCGGGCTGGGTTTCCTGTTGCGGCTGTTCGGACTCGTCCACGCTCACGTCAACCGGCGAATCATCCACCGTCTCGTCGGGCAGGGGGCGGAACAGTTCGGAATAGTCGGGCGTGGTCTCGTCGGAGACGGCCGCGGACTGGGCTTCGACGCTCACCGGGAGCCATTTGAAGCTGCGGCGCACCACCGTCTTCAACGCCATGGCCTCATAGTCGGTGCGCCATGGGCCCTTGTTGCCTGCGGGGCTGCGGCGTTTGACGGCCTCGACTTCTTCCTTGGTCATGTGCACGAACACGCTTCCTGCAGGCAGCAGCTGGGCGTTCACATACACGTCGGTCAGCGTGGCCTCGGTGTGCGGCACGCCACGGGTGGCGCGGAACTTGAAGTGCTGGCCGGTCTCATCCTCCCAGTAATCGAATTCGTCGCCCTGGTACACGGCCTGCGCGTGAATGCTCTTCAACTGGCCGGAACGACGGGCCAACGCGATCATGCCGCGATAGCCGAGCACGAACATGGCCTCCTTCTGGCCGGTGCGCATGTTCTTGTTACCGAATGGCAGGATGTAGGCCATGCCGAGCCCGTTCACGTTCGACGGTTCCAGACCGAGGCTCGTGCAGCGCATGAAGCATGACAACACCGATTCGACCGAGCAGCTGGCCAGCTGGGGTTCGCGGTTGATGGTGCTCACGTACATCTGGTAGAGGCGCTTCTCGCTCATCTCCTGCGGCATGACCGCCGCGATGCGAGGCCAGCTCTTCTCGAGCAGCTGCTTCATCTGGCGCTGCGGGTTCATGGCCTGCATCTGCACGTTCTGCGCCTGTGTCGCTAACTGTCCCATAATCGGTTCTCCTTTACTTGGTTTTCTTCGGTTTGATTTCGCTGAATCGGAAGGTGCGGCCCTCCCACGGCTGCACGACCCGCGTGTAGCCCTTGCGCGTGCTGTGCTTGTAGGTGGCCTGTAGGTTGCCGCAGCGCACCCCCTCGTGGTCTCCGATGTAGGTGAGGATGCAGTCCTGCAGCTCCTCCTTGCGTGTCTTCAGTGCGTTGAGGTCGGCGGCCGCCTGCCTGTAGTCGGCCATGAGCTCGCGCAGATCAGTGCTGTCGCTCATGTCCTCGATGCCCTCCGAAGGCTCCGGGTAGGCTTTCGCCACGTCCGCGCCGGTGAGGGCGGGCATCTCGTCACGGGTGACGAAACCCCAGAAGTCCTCTGCCGCATGGATTACGGCGCTCACATCGTCCTCGTCGCGTTCGAAACGCACCTCCACCGGCTCCGCCTCGCCGATGTCCGCGTAGAAATACCCCCAGCGGAAGCCGGTGACGGCCATGTAATGCGTGACCTGCGCCAAGTAGTAATCCGGCGCGATTAGCTCGCCAGTCTCGTCATGCCAGTCGGTGCGCCCACGGTTCGCGTTCGCCGTCTTGATCTCGAGAATGCCCCACGAATCGCTCTCCTCGTCGTAGACGAAGCCGTCCAGCGAGGCGTGCATCAACGGATGCTGCTTGGATACCAAGGAAATGTCGGTGCCGTCGATGACCTGGTACTCCGGGTGCAGCTGGCGGAACCGACGGCGCAGTTCGACCTCCAAGGCGTTGCCCTTGACGATCGCCCACTTGCCGCTGATATCCTCCGGCTGCTGACGGTTCGTCTTCTCCAACCACAGGTCGTAGGGGGTCGAGTACGGGTTGAGGCCGAGAATCGTGCTCATGTCCGAGCCGCCGACACCCAGTGCGCGGAACGCGTGCCACGCACTCTCACGCTCCTTCTTCGTGTGCTGGCGGAAACGGTGCACGTCGAACAGTCCGGTCGCCTGCGCTGCCATGTCAACGGTCACTCGCTTCATTCCTGCTCCTTAGCTTCGACTTGCTGACGTATTCCACTCGCGCGCTCACCCTGCGCCGTTGCCTGTCGATGACGACCATGCCCGGCAACGGCATCACGTACAGGTACGGGTTGCCGGTCTGACTGTTCCGGTCGCTGACCAGATCCATAAACTCCACGATCAGTTCGCCCGGCGTCATGCTCATGCCCTCGTCCGTGATCGGGCTCCACAGTCCCACCGTGTCCGTGTCCGTCATCCATATCCTCTCGTAGTCCGACGAGCCGCAGCCCGGCCTCGTGGATGCTCAGGCCAATGAGGCTCGCGAGGCTCTGGCGCGTGGGGTGGGCGGTCAGGATGTCCAGGTTGGGCAGCAGCCGGGCCGCGACCGCCAGCCACATGTCGTTGTCATCGGCGCTCATGCGGCCTCCGTCCTGTATTGCAGCTTGTTCTCGGTCGCCCAGCGGGTCAGATCGTCGATGGGGTAGACCACCCGGCGCGTGTCCCTTTTCCTGCCTTCGCGTTTCACCCCGCGTTTGCGGAATCGCGGGCCTCCTCCCGTGTAGCGCAGGTTCTCAAGCGTGTGCTTGGCGACCGTGTGGTTGAGGAATTCGACGGCCTGTTTCGTGGTGAGCTCCCGAATCGATTCATCCATCGGAGTATCCTTTCTGTTGAGAGTTTTTCTTCTCGCCCCCGTGCCAGCGGGGGCTTTCTTTTTTGAACTTGCGTTCGTGGACGGCCACGGAGTCGAACCGTGGTCCCGGTCTTTGCCGCGCACACATGACCTACGCGATCTCGACTGGGGGCAACCTGCACCGCCCGTGACGCCGGCCCGAATAGTAAACGCTGGTAGCAGGCCGACGCCGGTTCAAGAAAACTGACACCGTATCTGTCAGTTGTTTTTTCAGTTATCACGTGGGTTACCGGTTTTCCTTCCGCTTGGCCGGCCGGTTTTCCACGCCGTCCGGCAAGACTGTTATTCGACGCCCGCCTCGCTCAAAACGAGGCACAGGAGCCGCAGGGGAACGAGCCCGAAGCCCATGAGCGCGGCCAAACCGTTGCCGATGGGATGCGCGCAACCCGTGTGCGTCATCACCCAGCCGACGCACACCGCGAACACGAGAATCCAGAAGACGAGACGACTCATGAAACCTTGGGACGGCTCGGTGGCTTCCGGCTTCCGGTAGCCGCTGAAGTGATGGCCGTAATCCTTGGCGTTCATCAACGCGCCTCCTTATCAGCGAGCGCAGGAGTGGCTTTGAACCGAGTAAGGCTACTCACTGTCTTTCGTGTGATGGAAGCGATTCGACTTAATTCGATTACGTCAAACGGAGCTGTTTCTGGATGGTTCAGATGGCGTGAAAGCGTGGTGCGGGGGATACCGGTCTTTTCAGCTGCGGCAGAGACGCTGAGATTGGCGCCATCGAGGGCTTTACTCACGTTCTCGGCTACTTGCTTGCTGTATTTCAGAGTGTTCATATGGTTCACTTTACTGACCAAATAGTCACTGTCAAGCATGACACGCCGACCATATGGTCAGTACGCTGGCTTTACAAAGTGCTGTAGACTGTCCATATGGACATGAACGAAGCAACATCAAAAGCTATTGCAGCAGAACGCTCTGCGGCACATTTGACTATCAAAGAACTTGCAAAAAAAGCGAACTTGAATGAGCGTACTTTGATTCGTTTATTGCAAAATGAGCGCAATATTAACGTCATTCAGCTAGCGCAGCTTGCAGAGGTGTTCGGAGTATACCCTCACGAATTAATCGAGGCCGCCGAGCGCTTCATTGAACGTGCCGAGCGAGGCCCGGTGTCATTGTCGGTGGAACCTGATTCGGACGATGCGACCGCTCGTGATTATTATGCGATGGCCGCGAAGCACGGCGACATCGAAGCCGAACAGGAGCGCGAGCGTCGCGTGGAGGAGACGAAGCGTATTCTGGCGGATAATCCGATGGAGCTTGCGGCCTACACCGACCCGGACAAGGAGAAGTACATCGAATACGGGAACGGGGATGACCCAGCATGAGACCATTGCCGTTGAACCTGAGAGACACCTATGGCCATGTGCGCATGGCCATCTATAGCGCCGGCCTCGACGTGGAGATACGCAGCGCCGACCACCTGCCCAACGGCATGATGGGCTGCTACAGCGAGCGCACGCGCACGATACTCATAGACCGTCGTCTCCCATACGTGGCCAAACGCTGCACCCTCGTGCATGAGCTGGTCCACTGGTCCCACGGCGATGACCGGTGTGGCCTGCATGAGATGCGCACCCGCGCGGAGACGGCTCGGCTATTGATATCGCCAACCGAATACGCGCTGGCCGAACGAATGTACGACGGAAATGCCTGGCGGATAGCCGACGAGCTAGAAGTCACCCTATCCCTCGTCAACGATTACAAGGAAATGCTGCACGACAGTGTGGCCGTATAAGGAAAGAAGAAGAAATGGGTAACAATAATAAGGCTCCGATGATGCAACCGATTCCGCTAGCTCAGCCTCAGGGCCCGCAGCCGCCGCAGAATGCGCAGACAATGCCGGGCCAGCCGTTTGGCCAGCCAACAGGAGGCGTACCGGGATACGCCCAGCCCGGACAGCCGAAACCTAAGAAACCGATCTGGAAACAATGGTGGTTCTGGGTCATCATTGTCGTGGTGGTCGTGCTCGACATAGCCATCATAGGAGGTGCCGGCAATTCGCAAGGCGGCGGTTCGGCCGTGGATAGTTCCTCCGCACAAAGCGTGGCACCGAAATCGACGCAGAAGGCAACGCCAAAAAAGGACGCCAAACTCACCGGCATCACCGCATCGTACAGCGGCAGCATCAAAGACGGCGAACAAGTGACCGATAAAACCTCCGGCATCACCGTGACCGCGAAATACGATGATGGGACGACCAAGAACGTCACCGGATGGAAGATTCAGAACCCCGGTGCCGTCAACATCAACGCGCCCACCGAATTCACCATCGAATACGAGGGACAGACCGCGAAGGTCAGCATTCAGGCGCAGCCTCCTGTCGAATACCAGAACGCGCTCAACAAGGCGAAATCGTATTCCGACATGATGCACATGAGCAAGCAGGGCATCTACGACCAATTGACCAGCGAGTACGGGGAGAAGTTCCCCGCCGAAGCCGCGCAATACGCCGTGGACCACCTGCAAGCCGACTACAACGCCAACGCGTTGGCCAAGGCCAAGTCCTATCAGGAAATGATGTCCATGTCCTCGGCTGCGATCTACGACCAGCTCGTTTCCTCAGCCGGGGAGAAGTTCACCCCGGAGGAAGCACAGTACGCCATCGACAATCTCAACAAATAAGTAAAAGTCCGGCCTATAGGAACTTTTGTGGTGCTTATAACCGTGGCCCGGCCTTGTGGGAGCAG